TAGAGATAACCCTACGAGGTTTATTTAAAAGATAATACAAAAGCGACTGTCTATACCTATAACCAATTTAAAGAAGTAGTTAAACGTGAAAATCTAGCTACTTTTTTAGGTGTTCCGGAACAAGGCCTATTTAAATGTGTATTTCATGACGATACAAATGAATCTGCTAATATCATTGGTAACGAAGTACATGGCTACCGATACTATTGTTTTAGTCCGGAATGTGAAAGCCACGGCGAAGGACATGGAAGCGATATTATAAATTGCGTTATGATGTTACAAGATTCTGAATACAAAGAAGCAATTTCCTATTTAGCGAAGGTCTTCAATGTAACACTTATAAATAACCGGTAAATTATAATTTCCGATAACTATATACCTATCGGAAGTAATTTTAGATACAAAAATACAGATAGTAACTGGCTTTCTAAGAAAACTGGTCTACTATCTGTATAATGTTCCATGAATTAAGTTATAAAGTTATCAAAAGTCAAGAATATTTATGTGAATTAATTAGCTATATTAATCAATACTATGCTTTTCTAAATCTAGGACTACCTTTCATAGTTATAATTTTTAGATTGGCTTTTTCTAAATATGGGTCTTCCTTTAGTTTTTTTGGCTGTAAATCTGGATTATTTTTTATGTGGTAATCCATTACAGCTGCGAAGAAGTCCGCTATAGTAATATCTTCTTTTTTTCTATACTTTACATATTTAGCGTGTACATCTTTAAATAGACGTAGATTAACTTTAATACATTCATCTTGATTTCTGTCATGAAGTATCTTATCTTCACCAGTTAGCATTTTCATAGTATCAATAGACTTGCCAGGAATTCCAAAGTATTTACAAAGGTCTTCAACTAGAACATTAATTAAATTAGTCTGTGTTTTTTCTAGCGTATAAGCCAGGTTACACAAATATTTATAGTCTACAAGATAAATGTAACCATTAATATTCTTAACGGCGTCATTTGTTTTATAGATCCGTCTACGTCCTCTATTTTCGTTTTTAGTTGTAGTCATAACTGCTTCTTGTTGAGATACTGCTTCTTTAATTCGGTTATGGTTATTTTTTACCGCTGCTTCTAATCTATTTTTATCCATTTAAATAATCCCCTTTGTTAATAATTCATTTGTAGCTTCTTCAATATCTTTGTAACCATTGCTATTCTTAGCGTATTCTACAATAGATTTTGAAATACTAGCAGCTTCTGCTAGTGCAGAAGTATCTCTAATTACAGTATTTAAAACTGGATAGTCTTGTTTAATGATTTCTATTGTTAGGTCTGAAATTTTACGTTTCTTATATTGGTTAATGACTACTGCGTTAATGGTTTTTCCTGGTACTTCATTCTTGATAGTTTGATTGAGTAAAGAAAGTCCTCTAGTAGATACTATATCTGGCTTTACCACAGAAATAATTGTATCGGCTGCATACAAAGCTGTAATATTCATCATTCCCAAAGCCGGAGGACAATCTAAAATAATATAGTCATAGTCATTAGATACTACTTCTATGATTTTCTTTAGTACATTTTTATCTAACTTATGTTCTAAACTTGCTATTTGAATATCGCCAGGAAGAATGTCATAGTTTTCTGTATGTACTATAGCTTTCTTAATATCCATTTTGCTTTTAAGCACGTCAAACAATGTAGCTTGATAAGGTACAGTACTAGGAATAGCCATATCTGTTAAAGTGGATTGTGCGTCAAGGTCTATAAATAGTACTTTCTTTTTATTAAAAGATAACATAGTACCAATATTAAAAGATAATATAGACTTTCCTACGCCGCCTTTTTGATTGATAAATGCGATAATACTCATATTTTCGCCCCTTTCTTGTTGATTTAACTATATCATAACATTTATCTTTTTGTAAATAGATAAAGTATATCTTTCTTTAAAAAGATATATTGACATACATTGACATTTTTTCGTACCAGATATATTATTAAGGTAGTTGAAAGATTGGATAATGAAAAAAGCACTAGCCGTAATTGGTTAGTGCTTTTTCCTTGTAAAGTTATAAATTTAATGATATTATATCATTAATGATAATAATGAATCGCAAGTTATTATTATGTACTCGAATCTGATTCGGTATACAACTTCATTAAAACGTGCAAAAAAAAAGCCTACCAATTTTGCTACCAACAAAATTAGAAGGCGTATGCTAGACAAGTACACTCAATACTTGCTAACTTTTTAATTTGTACTATTATTATAGCATATTAACAGTAAAATACAAGCATTATAACTGTTTTTATCCTATAAAAAGTGTACTTGTTTAGCATAGCTAAGATATTAATAAAAATATCTGTAGGCTATGCTTTTTTTGTTGCCTTGCTGCATAGGGTAAGAATAGAATAGTGCAGCCAGTTAGCTGCTTAACTGCTTAAATCAAAAGTAGAATTATATAACCAGGTTACACCAGGTCTATATAAAGCACTCGCCAATAGTGCTATAAAAATAGAAAGCGATTGTATAGTTTCGTCTAGGGTTTCGTACAGCCAACGCATAAAATGCACGGGGATTAATTCTATAGATCTATTTCAAATAGATTAACCCCTAAAGGGTAGAAGATGTAGCGACGCCCATTCTGTTTAGCGATGAAATAACAGATAAATTAGCTACAATGGGTATGGTTTAATCGCCGGAGTTAGGTTCCGGATAGTTGCGAAAGTAACGGGATTATATAGGTATATTAGCAATAATATAACAAGTAGGGCATGGATTAAGACGCTTGATAATATATATAGCTGTAGAAAGCTGACTTTAAATAGATGCTTACAAATACGGATACTTCAGTATACTGTGTTTAATGGTAAAAGGATTCCTTAGTAAATAGAAATATTTTTTTATTTGTAATTTACTAGGGATACTTCTGCCCCAAAGCCGTTGCTTAGTGCCTATGTTTAATACGCCACTTTGTGGCGTAAGTCAAATTTACGCCCTAAGTACTTAGCCGTAAATTAGTATAGGGAATAAAAAAAAGACAAACAACAAAATACAAAAGGAAAAGGACTTACGATTAAGAGATAGATCCATTAATCATAAGTCCTTAAATATATAACAACACATTAATTAAAATGTGATTGCGGATTAGAATTTAATCAAGTCATAAGAAGCGCCTATTCCGTCTAACTTCTTAGATGAATGGTTAGTAATGCTTTTGTAAGCGTCTACTCTAACCCTATCGCGTTGATAATGTGCCGTAGCGTAAATATCATCATGAATAATTGCTACACCTACACCAATACGATTAGGTTTTTCTTGCTTGATTGCATAGAAATTATTATTTATTATATCGGAATCTGACTTAGTTTCTTTTAGAACATAGTCAGATTTATTTTTTTTGGCTAATTGTTGCGCCTGGTTATCTGCTTCTTTTTGCGTGTAAGTTACATATTGAACGTCCGGAGTACGTTTCGATTCTTTTTCGATGATATGGGTTACTTCCCTTACATCTGCATCTGATTTATATGTTCCGGCGTTAATTTGTGCTGTTTTAATATTAGAAGGTGTTACAGCTTGTATAGGTTGAATCGGTATAATTTTTTCTTCCATTCCTTTATTATAGAAATGGTAACATAAGCCGGCGACCATAAACAGAATAGCAACAATAGCCATAATGATTAGAATTAATCTTTTATTTAAAAGATGATACATAATCTGTTACACCTCTAGCAATAGCTGCGGCGAAGTCATCTTGTCTATTAATTAAAAGATAAGCGTCTTCGTCATTGTCAATAAAAGCCAATTCTACAAGTACTGCCGGCATATGTGTACGCTTCAATACTGTTAATTCTGGTCTAACTTTTAGCCCTCTATCAACAGTATTTAGGCTATTAATAATTTGATTTTGAATACAATTAGCCAGGTTTTCAGATTGTCCGCCTAAACTATATACTAGGGTTTCTGTTCCCTTAGCTGTTGTATTCGCTGCGTTACAATGAATGGAAATAAATAAATCACTATTCCAATCATTAGCTGCTACACATACTGGATAAGGTCTATCTGCGTAGTCAGAATCATAATTTAAATTATCTGACTGCATAACCATTGTTTCATAGCCTACATTGTTTAAATAATAGGCTACCTTATCGCCTACACTTTTAGCGATAGCTGCTTCTGTGATTCCGTAGTTAGTATTAACTGCCCCAGAATCATAATCTAAGTCATGACCTGGATTAATAAAAATCTTCATTATTTATTGTCCTTATCTTCTAATTTATCTGGTATTCCATTATGATTGTTGTCAATCCATAAGCCTAAGAATCCTATTAATGCTGTTAATACGCTAGGTATAAATACATGGTCTATAATCATTATTCCAGTAGTTATAATCTTATAACCTATATCATCTACATAACCACGAATAAAAATCATAATATATTCAGTTACAACTAGCAATATAGGTAACAGCATAATTAGGATTAATAGGCGCGTAAGAATAACACCAGTAGGTTTTATTTTACTGGTCTGTATAGATCCATACGCGCCCTTTATGGATTTAACTACTTCTTTTTTTAAATCCATGTTTCACCTTAAAGATAGCTATTTAAATATAATACCTAAAATAGCAATTACTATAGGTATCATGAATCCAAAGAATATAAAGACGCCTTGAATTTTCTTATCTTTATCGTAAAGATTATCTAGTTTAGATTCATGGTTAGATATTTTAGTATCTATATCTTTTAATGTAGATTCTAATTGAGTTACGCGCGAATTCATTGCATTTTGTTGCGCCTGAAAATCATGAATTGTATTTCTAATATCCTTTACGATATCTAAGATTAAACTGATATTATCCATTATTGACCTTTGTTATAATGTTTAACCAACCATTCGGACACGGCTTCTTGATAAGCAGCCGGTACTAATTTAATATCTTCGTTAGCTACTGTTTCATCTAAGGTATATTTACCTAGGATAACTAATTTAGAGTATGCACTAATAAGCCATGGTTTAAGTTTCTTCATGATTATTGCTTCCTTCCAATTCTAATATTTGTGCTTGTAAATCAGCTAACGCTTCTAATACGTATTCGGGATTTAATTCGACTGTATCTTTTTCGTTGCTGTTATCTATATCATCATTATCTAATTTCGGCTTCGGCTGTACTTTATCTTCCTTAACAGTATCAGCTACTACATCAATTAAATTAAATAATGAATTGTATTGTATTTCGGTTACGATTCTAAATCCTGGTTGTAAGTCAGGAAGTAGCGCTTCTTTATAAGTACTCATACCGATTACGATATTTGTATCTGTTAATAATATGTACATAGTTGTTACTCGAATCTATAAGTATTTTTATTATATTTTTTACCGCTATAAGTATAAATTTCAATATTTTTATTATTGATAGTTATTTTTCCGTTATAATCGCCAGGAGTAATTACTGAATTATCGCCAACGACTAATTTTTTCATATTGCTGCAACCTACTAAAGTAAAGGTATTACCGGCTTTATAATCATAGCTGCCTAAATTTAATTCTTCTAAATCGCCGCAATAGTCGAAGGCGCCTTGCATTATTTTTTTAACGATTGGTGCTGTTAATTTTTTTAGATTGCTTCGACTAAAAGCATAAGCGCCTATTGACCCTACGCGAAAATATACATGAATTGGCTTTATAGTTGTGTTATTTTTGTATTTATTATTCGGTATATCAGTAGACGTTAAGTCAATTTCTGCATACGCTGCAACATAGTTATTGATAGCTGCTGCTACTTGTTTTTCTTCAAGTCCTAAATTTATAGCATTATTAACAGCTGTTAATATGTTTTCGTTAATAGGTGCAGCAGCCGTAATACTTTTAATTTCTTCGGCAAATTTATTTAATTTACCTTGCGAAGTTACGCCTTTAGTCTTTAATGCTTCTTTAATAGCATTCATACTATCCTGTATCTTAGCGACTTCGGCTACTATATCATCGATAATCATAGTAAAATATCCTTTCTTAATTACTGCCGTTAAGTTTTCTTAATTCGTTAAGTAATGCAGTCATATCACTATCATATTGTGATTTAGCTACATAGTTACCGGAATCAGCTTTTTTAATATACAACTGATCCGCTTTAAATTGGTTAAGAATTTCGCGGCCGTTAAGATAACCTACACTAGGATACAAGGTAAGAATAGGAGTATTATTTTTACTCTTAATAACTAAGTTATTTCCGTTAGATTCTAATATATGATTAGCTAAATTTAATCCGGAAGTTTGACTAACAGTTACAGTACCGGTAAATGTATTATCGCCGTCTTTAGTAACTGCGTTATCCTTCGTAACGTAACTATCTAAATCTGTTTTCTTGGCGTAAGTAATAGCTGCGTCATTATTAGATAAGTAAATTCTAGCTGCGGCAGTTACCGTTAAACAATTATCTAAATCCATTTGTTTAGCGTAATCCGATTCTGCGTCAGCTTTAGTTAAATAAGTATTATTAGCAGTATCGGTAGTTAGATAATTAGTTAAACTATCGGCAGTTAAATATGTACCTAATTCAGTATGTTTAACAAAATTATTAGCGTCAGTTTTATTAACGTATGTAGTAGCCGCTTCGGCTTTACTTAAATATGAAGAAGTATCTAAATCTGTTTTTTTAACGTAAGTATTAGTCGCGTCTTGTTTAGATAAATAGACAGTAGAAGCGTCGTCTTTTGTTAAATAAGTTGTATTCGCTGTATCAGTTGTTAAATAAGTATTTAATTCTGATTTTTTAGCATAAGCAGTATCTGCGTCAGCTTTAGATACATATGTATTAGAAGCTACTGTATTGGTTAGACAATCATTTAAATCTGTTTTTTTAGCGTAAGATTCCGCGTCAGTCTTAGATAAGTAAGCGTCAGTTGCGGCAGTTGCCGTTAAATAATTATTTAAATCAGTCTTCTTAGCGTAAGCCGATTCTGCGTCAGCTTTAGATAGATATATCGGATTAGCTACCATACTAATATAATTACGGATATCTACTTTTTTAACATATAAATTATCGGAATTAGCCTTAGTAATGTATGTATTTTCTGCGTTGAGTTTAGATAAAAAAATGTTATTAGCTGCTTCTGTTTTCATGTAGTCGCTTAGACTAGCTTTAGTAGCATATGTATTTTCTGCGTTGAGTTTAGATACATAATAGGTATTAATTTCCGCTGTTTTTACATAGTCATTTAAATTAGTTTTAGTAGCGTATGTAGTATCGCAATATTCTTTTGTAGGATAAGCAGATAAATCTACATTACCGCCAGTACCGCCACTTCCTGGGTCTCCTTTATCTCCCTTTTCACCTTTTAAAGCTGCTAGTTGTTCCGGAGTAAAATCATCGTAAGTAAATGCTTTACCAGGGTCTCCTTTTTCACCTTTTAAAGCTGCTTTTTGTGTTTCGGTTAAATCGTCGAATGTAATAGATTTACCGTCTTTACCAGGTTCCCCTTTATCGCCAGGGTCTCCCTTAGCACCTTTAAGTTGTGCTAGCTGTGCTTCTGTAAAATCTTCATATGTAAATGCTTTACCAGGTAAGCCAGGTTCCCCTTTGTCGCCAGGGTCTCCTTTATCGCCTTTTTCTCCTTTAAGTGCTGCTAACTGTTCCGGAGTAAAGTCTTCATATCGGAATGGATCTCCCTTTTCACCTTTTAAGGCTTTCTTCTGGTCTTCAGTTAAGTTATCTAATATTAAGGGTTTCCCATTTTCGCATTTTTGACCTGGAATACCGATACGAATATTGATATTTTCTGGAATTGTAATATTAGTTGTATTTGGCATGAAAATTATACCCTTCTTAATGTAAAGAAATATTATGGATAATTTTAATAATCCCCATAACTAACTTGTAAGAATATCTATTATTTAAAAGAAAAATATCATATAAACCTTCATGTATTGTTTTAGGGATAGTTAAAGATTTAGAAGCCGGTATAGATGCATAAACTACATTGTCTTGAATTGTGCATTCTGCTTCTATAATTAAGTTATCTTCCATATCCCTAATCTTACATACTGCCTTATAACCAGTTAAATCAATATCACCAATAATGGTATAACTTCTATTCCAGTCGTTTCCTGTATGTAATGTTTCAAGCTGTCTTTTAACGTAGTCCATTATCTAAACTCCCTTATTAAAAACGACGTCGACAAATACATACATAATTAGCCGTACCAGGTTTAAAGGCATAGCCTCTATAGCTGTCGGTATTGCTAGAATGTAATGAGTATTGTGTGCCTACTATAACCTTACGTCCTTCACGTTTACAGATTGCATTTACACCAAAGGAGGATTCGCCAGCAATAACTACCTGATTTCTATCATTTAAATTAGCGTGAGATTCAGCAACGGTTAATATCCAGTTGCAATCGTTTTCTTGGAAGCCTTCTGGAATCGGAAGTAACTCATTATGATTAATAGTACCGGAAGTAATAACCATATCGTCGTCAAACATGAAAGGTTTAAACGTATTAGTTTTATCTTTACCATACCAACCAGGACGATTATAACAGCATAGGTTAGCTTGTGATGTTTGTTTGGCGTTACCGATATCGAGATTTTCGCCGTTAGTACCGCCTACGTCGATAGAATGTATTTTATTCGTACCGCCGTCTAATTTAATAGCGGATTGGTTACGTTTAAAAGTAATATCGCCTTTCATCGTGCCGCCGTTTAATGGTAAGTATTTAGCGGTTTCAGTATTAACATATTCTTCAGTAGCTAATACTTTACCGCCATTAGCTGAGTTATACCATTTAGGCTTATTTTGACTATGTAGCAATAATTGAGAAGTAGCATTTTTATTGGCGGAATCTTCCGTTACGCCAATATCAAAATTGCCATTAGACGCAATTCTAATTTTTGTATCATAATTGCCACTTCCATTATTAAAGCCAATACTTGAATTGTTAAGGCTA